ACTACTACATCACAATAATGAGGAATCCAAGTTCCAGAATTATAAGAGTCATCAGTAATATGAGTATGTGACCCACCACTTACTGTGGTTATTGTGCTGGTAGCTGCCGCGCCAGCAGCCCAGTATGATCCTAAACCTACAGTGCCATTCCCCCTGGTCTCAGTATGAGTATGGGCACCACCAGAACCAACAGCATGTGTATGAGCTGCTACAGTAGTACAACCAGCAGACAATGCTCCTGTACCTGCTGTTGCATCGCCACCACCACTAGTCACAACTCTCAAGGCATACCCATCAGTTACCCCATCTGGGATACCCCAACCTAAAGGTCGAGAAGATTGGTAGAATACCATCTGGGTAGTTGCTGGAATAGCTACTGAGGCTGAGTCTACTGCATCTACATAAGCCTTAATACTCTGCTGCGTGACCAAATGTGTAGCAGAGTCACTGCCCATTAAATCTTCATCTTTTATTCCTGTTATTATTACTCCGTCATCACCAGTTCCAGTTATAGCTAAAGAGGTAGACCCTGCTAAGGTTGTAAATGAACCTGTAGACCCAGCTATTGTGGTTCCATCAATAGCCCCACTGTCTATATTTACATTGGTGATTGCTTGGTTATTAGCATCCATCCCACCACCAAGTGCAGTTATATTTGCTGTACCTAAAGTAGTTACTCCTGTAACTCCAAGAGTACCACCAACTAATGCTGTACCAGCAATTACAGTATTTCCTGTTAGTCCAGCTACAGTGAACTTATCAACATTCATTGTAATGTTGGAGTCTGCCCCCATGATCAGGTCATGCGTAGTATTTATTACTAGGCCTGTACTATCTATTGTAAGCACTTCAGACGCAGCAACTACAGCAGATATTTCGTCTGCATCGGCCCCGCTACCAGCAGTGCCTGTATCACAGATTATATAGGTGTCTGCATCATCATCTGATACGCCCCTATGTAAATCTGTTAATGTAATTATTCTATCATGCTTTATAGTTGCCATTCTTATTACCTCACTAGATTTACTTCAAAAGAAATACAGGGTTATTTATATATGCGTTATCATGGATCATGGATCTTGTAGTTTCTGTATCATCAACATCATCATCTATCATGAATGCTCTGTACATACAGTATTCTACTAAGGCACCTTGGTACGTATCACCAACCAGTAAAGCCGCACCTATTGCTATATCAGCAGGTAGGGCAGCGTATTCCATCTCAACGTATTGTAGATGGGTTGTGTTAGGTTGTGGTGGGTACACAGAGAAAACTTCTTTGTGCATGATAGATGGCATCCATACAGATACTATAGAGTCATCTAATGGGTCTGCCGTATTCCAACCAGGAAATGTAGCATCAAATTCACCTTCATTCCATTGTTCAATTGTACTTGGTTCTTCGTGCAGTTCTGATTCAGCCCATTTACCAGCTACAAGATCTGTTGTAATGTCTCCTGTTCCTGTATCAGAAGTATGGGTGCTTTGGCACACATATCTAGTTTGTGTTCCGGAGTGGGAAGAATACACAGCAGTACCTTCAGAATAAAATGTGTCAGCAACCCATTCTCTCCCCATATTTCTTTTGATATTATATAATGTTATACAATCACTTGGTACTGTTTGACGCACACCTGCTATAAGTTTAAGAATAGTGGTTTTAATATAGGCAGGAGCAGCTTCAGCAGCTAATGCACGAATGGCAATATCCCTTTGACCTTCATTAAGGTATATAAGTAGATTTGCTTCTGTATACCTGGTCTTGGCTACATCTCCTAAAAGGGTGGCTGCCTGATCAATTATCTCTTGTGCTGTTAATGCCATTATCTTACCTTGTCTAGTATATGATTCGCGATCACGCCTGGATCTATATTATATGCACACATGGACGCATTTGATTCTGTATCTCTTGGACACAATGTTCCTGAAGTATGTAAGATATGGCAGGGTTGGCAAGGACAAACTGAGGCAGTGAGGCTTGTGCAGTTATTCCAATCTCTACTTAGGTTCCATTCAGACGAATGTGAGAGCATTAGAATCTTTGGGACATCTAGCATTGAAGCCGCATTTAATACACCAGTCTCTGGACCTACAATACAATCCATCTTTGGAAGTATGGACAACGTGTTACGCACACTCCAAATACCTGACATACAAAGGACCCTATCATTATTTTCCCAACCACTTTCTAAGATGGCACATGCATCATCTCCAACTAATGTGAAGTTAATGTCATCTGTGTTCTTTAGGATGTGGTTTATAACAGAGTCCATCCATGGGTAGGCTTTGTGGGTTGAGGAACCTGATAGGCACCACAACACATTCTTCTTACCCATTCTTTTTAACTGGCGATTAGCCCATTTGAGTTCGCCTTCAGTCGGATAGAAATCCATATGGAGGTCGTTCTGATCAAATGGTACCCCAGATATTGCACACATGAATTCTAAATAATTATGGTTCATGTACATGTGCCTACCTTCTTGAGACCAACTTGATTCCATTCTGGCTTCTGAAGCGAGTAAAGCACCTTCCACTGATTGACTAAGGTTAATTCCCCTATCAAACAACGGAATAAATCTTTCCCAATATTCTCCTAGATCTTCGTTAGGTACCCAATTTCTTTCCTGGGTAATAACTTCATCTACGTTTGGGTCGTTCTTAATGTATTCTGCACTCTCAACATGAGTGTTGACAGCAACATAATACCCTTCTTTCTTTAAAGCATACGCGATATGTGCGGTCTGCATCATATCACCTATAGCACCGTAACGAATTATGATTACAGATTTACCTGGTCGTTTATTACCAAGGTCTATCTTATCCCAGTTTTCGTGCACACTTAATTCTGTCTTAATCAAAGAAGATTCCTCATTCTAAAGATTAGTAAATAAAAGGGTGAAGACTATTGAAGTCAACACCCTGTTTAGGTTTTACTTATTTTACTTCCAGACTTCAAAGGATAATGAAATCGTTCCTGCACCAGCACCAGCAGCACCTGCATGTCCTAACCAAACTGTTGCACCTGCGGCAATAGTACTAGCGGCAGTTGTAGGGATGGTATCAGTTGCTCCACCTTCGGAGCTAGCCGCAACGATAGGAATAGAAACACCCCCATAAGTTGCATCATCACCCGCATTACCAATTGTAAAAACAGCAGGAGCAGTGGTAACACCTACTGTGATCCAGCTTGTAGACCCGATAAACTTCCCTTGATACCCAGTAGGAAGTGTGAATTTTAAGTCATCGTCATTTGCTGTCTGCATAGCAGCAATTGCGATACTTATTGTAAAGATTTTACGTTCTTCGTAACTCATAGTATTATCTCCTTAAGATAATTATTTTAAATGAAATAGGAGGGAATTTCACCCTCCAAATTATATTTATTCGTTATACTGTAGAATCCCACATAACGATTCGTGCTTGAGCGGCACCCATTGCTTTGGTATGAACTAACCCAAAACCACCTAGGTAGTACCACGCGATACCACGACTTCTACCATAATCGGTAGGGGTTTTACCACGAATCTCTTCAGGTACTGCGATAGCTTCAGCTACAGTATCTTCCCCGAAGAAGAGTCCCCAAGATGTACTTGCAGTTGCGTTAGTCCAAGCTGCACCTGGTGTACCAAGGTCTCCCTTGCCTAGAGCAGTTTGCTCAATGAAACGAGTGTTTCTATACCTTCCGATCTCACCATTCATGATCATAGAAAGACCTTCACCTGTGTACTGATGAATAGAATCTAACTCACCACGAAGGGAAGTATAGAGAGTTGGATGACCCAAACAGTAGTAATCATCACCAACATATCCAGGGATATTACGTTCTTTCATGGTGTCAACGATATTATTAACGTGATACTTAAGTAATGCGCTAGTATTAGTAACGGTTGCGGTTCCATCAACGGTAAGAGTACCAGCAGTAGCAGAGGTACCTACATAACGAAGTGGGGTTAAATCAAACTGAGCAGCAGCCTGGATTTCGAAGAATCGACCAGCATCAAATTTGATTACTTTATTGATCACCTCATTTACACTGTGTTCAGAAAGGTTGTCCAGTTTTTCATTGAACGGTACAGAGTTACCTGCTTCAACCATTGTTAATTCACCCTGTACGGCGACGAAGTTGGTCTCTGGGACTGTGTCAGTCTCAGTTAAGGTAGTACCTTGTGTTGCTACATCAGAATAAACATTCCAACGAAATGTAGCTCCTTTGTGAAGTCCACCATGAGCTGCATCCTTAACATCAGCGAACTGACGAAATTTAGCCATTGGCTGTACTTCCATTCGGACTTTAGCACTCAACTGATCTGAGTACATATATCCACCTATAGAGTTAGTTCCCCATAATTGCATTATTTACTTCTCCTTATACTGTTTGCCCTCTTGCTAGGGCGATGTTTTTAATTATTTGCGAAGGAGTCAACGCGGTTGGCTTATCTTTCCCAATATCTGCTTTTTCAGATGAACGACCAGAAATACTCTTTGATTTCTTTTTAAGAGTAGTCTTGTCCTCTTTCATATCTTTATTAGCATCTACAGGGTTGAACCACTTTTTAGCACGTTCACCTGCTTCGATGTATCTTTCTTCTAAAGGTTTAGTATTCCATTCAGGATCGTTAACCATTTTACCATCCTCGACACTGGCAAACTGGAAGAACTCTTCATGAGTCTCAATCTCTTCTGCATACTTTTCTTTAAAGGTCTTTTCAGCAGAGACATACACATCTGCTTGTCGCTGTTTTTCCTCTTCCGCTAATTTAGCTTCATCAGCTTCTCTGAGGCGAGCTTGCTCTGCTATAACCATCTCAGAAATTTCTTCCTTAGTCATTGCAGGTTTACCGGCTTTACTTCCAGATAATGATTTAATCATCTTCTCTGTAGCCGCAAACGCATCTTCGTCATTTCCTTCCCGAAGACCTTTTACGAACTCTTTGTAATCGAAGTCTGGAATCTCTTGGGTAGCGTTATCAGCATCCTTCAATTTCTGTGCGATTTCTTTAAGTTCTTTTGCTTTGTTCTCCTGTTCAGCTTTTGTAGCTTCCAGGTCTTTCTTTAGTAATGCTGCCTCTTCTAATCTTTTATCAGCACTCCCATATTTTTGGAACTCAGATAACCGTTTATCAAACTCTTCTCTGGTAAGAGTCTCTTCGACCCCATCAAGTTTGACTGTTATCTCTTCATCATCATTATTTATCTTCTCTTCAATCTCTTCTAATTCTTCATCATTTTCTACTTCATCATCAAAGTTAATCCCATCTTCGACTAACTCCTTTTTCCTGCTACTTAATACTCTTTGCATTGCCTCTTCTCTTGGAGACAATTGTTGTGTTGTTATTACATCTTCTTCTTCTTGGTTTTCTAAATCAGTCTCGTTCACGCCATCGGTAGCGACCTTCTGATCTTCTTTGCTCATTCTATTCCTCTTGCTCTGTATTGGTTAACTCCTGTTCAGCTTGCTCACCAATTTGAATTAGTACATCAAGCCACTTTTGTAACTCTTCAAACCTCCAGATAGTGTTCTGTAGATTTATTATCTTCTTTGGTTCATAAGGATCTGCACTTTTTAAATCTATACCAGCTTCTATCGCATCCTGTCTTAATGCTGACATTAGCAGTAAGAAACCTGGGTGAGACTTAAGAGCTTGTAGATCCTGTTTGTTCTGCACCTCTTGTAACTGCACCTCTTCAGATACAAAACCATCTTCATCAAATCCCTCAGTCATTATTATTTACCCTCTTTAACTTCTTTTCCTAGGTCTTCAATACTATCTGAATTAGATTTATTCTTTGGGGTATCTGCACTTCCTTTATTGTTCTTTATAACTATCTCCAGGTTTGCTACGTTGTCCTCTCGGTTCTTTATGATACCGGCTACAACTTCCTGGCGTTTGGTTCTATTCTTTTCGAACTCTGTATTACTATCAAGATCTACTTTGGCACGATCTGTTGCTATCTGTTCTAACTTGATCTTGTCCTCAATACCAGAAGATATCCTTGTAGTTTCAGCAGATAATTTGTCTGTCTTAGCTCTTAGCTCGCTAATCTCACCTTCAAGTTTAGCTTGATTGTTTAGATCTTTAGCCTTTTCGAACTCTAGCTTTTGGTTATCTAATTGTACTTTAGCATTGTCTAAGGCTAACTTAGCATCAGTCTCAATTTGTTTCTGTTCTATAATCTGCTGCATCTGGGCTACTTCAGCACTCAACTTCTTAACCCTTGGATCTTCATTATCTAGGTCCTGAAAGAATCTCATTCCAGATTTGTAACCAAGTAACCCAAATATCTCTACAATAACTTCTTTCATTTTAAGAAGGTTTGCAGCAGGTGAAGCCATGATACGACCTAAAGATTCCATTGCATACAAGAACTTCTCTACTTTGAACTGTGGATTCGTAGCAGATATACCTACATTTATAGTCAGTGTAAGATCTTGTTCCAATAAGGAATCTAGTGCTTCATACTCTCCAAACTGCTGGAACTCTTGGAGCATTTCATCATCTGTTGCCAGAGCAAAGATTGTCTCATCTGTTTCATATATCTGTTCTAATTTTATAATTTGACGAAGTACAGGTTCTACCCAAGTCTCAACGAAGTTTCTAAGTAGGTACTCTGTAATCTGGCCAGCACCTCCAGATATCATCGCCATACCACCTACAGTCTCATTCAATGATTTATTGGTTTGTACAGATCCCGTACTAAAGTTTCCTATTAACTCATCATAGTCTACGTTCAGTCTATCTTGCTCTGCATATGCTGAACTAGTAATGTCTGGTGTACTCATGACCGTGACATCCCCATTAGTAGTACTTGGGTTATCAACCATAGTCACAGACCCAGATATGTTACGAACCAAACTGTTTATGTCAATTGCTTTACCACGTTTGGCTAGGTATCTCTTATTCAAGACCAGATGAACATTCTCTATCCGGTCATTTGCTACATTATTGATTTCTTCCTGAATACTTTGTCCAAGTTCAGGCATACCAGTCTTGTAGACTTTAAAAGGCTCATTCAGTAATGAACCTACAACATACGGCCTACCTTGTGGGTAAGTCTTTAACATTGGTGTAACTTCAGTTAGCATTGCTTGTGTGCCTAATGTATAAAATAGGACATCCTTGCCATCCTTTCTTATCACATTCTCATGCACCCAAACTATGTCGTGCTCTGCAACATTCTTTACTTCAGATGTTGGGTCTGTCCCTTTCTTGTTCTCTCTTGCTTGCTTGATGGTGTCAACATAACCTTGATGTGCTACTGATATCTCTTGGATTGTCATTTTATTCCAAGGCTCAGAGTACGGGTTAGCATCCTCTTCCATCTTTTCTAAAACTTCATACACGTACATTGGTATGAGCCTTATACAATATGGTGAACTCTTTACTGGATTAAGCCAGTCAGCAGATGGGTCAATACGAAAGTTTTCATTAGGCATCAATTCGATTGAAGGTTCATCTGTTATTACGTTCCCATCTGAGTCTTCTTCATACTTCCAAGATTGGTACGATCCTACTATACCAAGTTTCCATGCCTCGGCAGCAGCTCCTACACAAACCAAAAACCATGGAATAGTATTGGTCAATCTGTGTTGTAGTATGTTCTGCATAAGTTTTGAAGATGATGCAGAACCAGGTAATTTATCATTAAGTGATCCAACTGATATCACATTGTTGTGTGAGAAGAAAGATGTAGCCACCGCTGATTCAAACTTCATTGCAGCGGATCTAGTCTTCGGTCTAAATAATTTACTTTTCTTGTTGTACATAGACTTGTTGTACTTACTAGCTTTGGGGTGCTTGCCATTGTACATCGATATATTATCTTCCCATTGGTTCCTTAAATTATTATCTAAATAACTTGTAGAACTCATGAAAGATTTTTCTGATAGCGTAAGCCATTCTTGATTAGTGGGCATTATGTTACAATCCTATGTGTGTTTCCACGATCTCTTATGCGTTTGAATTCGATGTCTCCTAAGTCAAACTTCTCTGCCTCTTTTCCTCTCTGAAAACCCTCCCTATCAAGGTAAGCTCTTTCCAGCAATTCTCCACCTGCCTTTGCAACACATGATAATGCTGTATCGTTCTGCACAGTGGTCGTATGTAAAACGTACCCATAATCTGAAATGATTGTTGGGCACTTAATAGTTATAACACTTCTGTCTGTTGACATACTAACTTGCCACATATGGTCTTTGTATAGTTTACTTAGTTTGTCTGTCACTTGGTATACTAAGTACTGACACATAGCATCACTACCTGTATGAAATTTGTTTTTATTAGGAGAACTTTTAAGAACTATATGAGACATATTATACTATCCATTTTTTTAGAGATACGTTATCTATGTAACCTGCCCACCCACTATCAACATATATAATCCATCTATCTCTAGTATTAACAGCAGTTTGGGTGAATGTTACTAATATTGACCCGCTAGAGGCACTTGATGACATATAGTTTGGTCCTACATAAATTCCTCCTGGTGAAGTTTCAACTATATCAAATGAGAGATCATACTGCCCAATAGTTAGTGGCTGATCATTCCATTTAACTAGGTGTGTTCCTGAAGTACCATCGTGCTCTAACCGTTGGTTAACTGCGTCATATGACCACCCAGTTGCACTAAGGGTGTACCCTTCTGTGCCCGTTGCAAAGTCACCATTAGTTATTAATTCTTCCCCACCTGCTCCTGGAGCTTTTACAATGTTTCTATAAGGGTTCTTGTTTTTCTCTTTAAAGGTTTTACCATTAGAAAATTGGTACTCATCTATAGGTCTTTTCCTATCAGGGTCACTTTGTTCTACTAATTTCTTCCAAGATAAAGTTCTAGTTGGCATCTTATTATAATTTCTTTACTTATTATTCTTAGGAATAGTTATCATGCTTAAGTTTAATATAGTATACACGAATGTATGATTTGTCAAGGTCTACAATGAAAGTAAATTAAAAATCTTCTGGTTCTAATGCTTGCCCTTGGTAATGTGTAGTAGCATACTGTAATGCTCCATTATCATACATAGGCTGATATGAGTAGTCTATAGGAGGTGTTATCTCCATGTCATAGATCCTTGACATAGCGTCCAACATATCTTTTAATTTACTTGATGGGAAGTACCTATATTCGGTTCTTAAGAACCACTCTGTCAACTCATAAACTTTCTTCTGGTGATTTATCCTTTTTATAGGTTTGGCACATAAGTCGCCATTCTTAGAATCCATGGCCTTCCTCATGTTCTTTGTTATCTTTTCAACCTCTGGGTAAAAGAACTTCCAGTTCATGTGATCTGGTACTAATCTTCTTATCCTATCATTCTTTGAATTGGTTCCGTCTCTTGTCCACGAAACTATTTGGATCTCAAAGGACTTTTGTTCTATTTTCATCATCTCTTCAAAATGTTCTTTATCAGCTTGCATACTATACTTTTCGTACCCTACCTGTACAGCTTGTATACCAGGTTTGTTAATCCATTTATTTCTAAGCATTTTTAGGTTGGTCCACCTTTCTGACAAATTCATTTGGTGGCACATCCCATCCAACAAGTACTTGTTATAAGCGGTATCTACCCCTATTACAACCATGGCTGTATTACAAGCAGTCCTTGCATTCTTAGAAGATCCTGCTGGGTCAACCAAAATATACACATTTAAGTTCCTTGGTCGAACATCCCACCGTCTAATCCATTTTTCTTTTAGTTCCTGTAAATCTCCTAGTAATGGGTTAAGCATTTGCTGGCAGTTTTTACTTACACAACCTTCTGCTATATAGTTACCAGTTTCTGTAGTTATAGAATGAACAGTGTCATAACCTTTAAAGTTTATAGACACGAGTTTGTCCACCCCATCTTTATTCTGGTACCCTATCCTACTCCCCATACAAGTCTTTGCCACTGACATACGCTTAGATAGGTACTCCCCACACATTTGTAGTAGTCTAAAAGTTTCTTTTCTGCCTCCACGTATCCTATACTGGTTTGCAGACTTCCCACCTTTTCTGTGGTATACAGCATAATCAAATTTAAGTTGTGTTAAAACTTTGTCCAGCATTTCACACACTTGTGGGTTATGGTGTGGACACTGTGTTATAGAAACATACCCACCTTTAAAGTTACTTCCAGGTTTACTACTAAGTGAACCTTCTCCATCAAACATACCAGCTAACCATAATGCAGCCTTAGTATCTTCGTCATCTAAATCTAGTCCTGAGTCTGGGTCTACAACACGGCATACTCTACTTAACCCATGATACTCCATTTTTAGTGGTGCGTATATATTATGGTTATCTCTGGATGTTAATGGTCTTCCTGTCCACCATTTGTGATCTTTAGTAGCGAATATCTTTTTGCCAGATCTAAATTTATACTCATATATTTTTTCTATCCTACTACCAATAGCTGTTACCTTTGTTGGTTCTAATGATGCCCTAGTACCTGATTTTCCTCCTGATCCGGACTGTACTCCCACAACAGAATCACCAACCTTTATATCTCTTATCTCTTTTTGTGACCAATCCTCTAACATTATCCTTGAATCACCACGTAAGCAAGCAATTATATAATCAGATTTTCCTTTGATCAACTCAGAGAATGCTTCCTGTGACATAAACACTGGTTTACCTTCTATGGTTCCATCATGTGTAGCAGGATGTATCCTTGGTGTTACAACT